ATCCCAAGAATCGAAGAAGTTTGATATGAGTGGTGTTTCGTTTATCAACAACATTCCAAAGAAGTTTCTCAGGTCTACTATCAACAAACTTTTTTATATTTCTAGTGAATGTAAGTGGATATTTTTTTACGGTATCTGTACATAACAACCATATACGTCCATTAGGTTCTGCTCCTCCAATAGCGGCACTCATGCCGTTTGGTGCTTTGAAGTAATAACTATCAGGTGTGGACAATACTTCCATAGCAAGGGTGAATGGATCAAGACCATGACCTTCTATGCATTCTCTTTTGTCGTCATTAGAAAGTTGAGAGGTCACTGTAAAAGCAACCTCATTAGTAATCGGGTAGATGTTGTTATACACGTTGGTAAAATCTATTTGAATAATCTCCTTCCCAGTTCAGAGCATGGAGTGTTGCTGGTGAGGGATGGGTTGATTTGACGTGAACCGTTAAGTTTGTATTCCTTTCGTACGCTGGAATTGTATGAGTGTATTCGTTTGCTATACCAAGGGAACTAGCAGTGTAGTTGTCCCAAAGTAGTGACTCATATGTAGTTGTGTAGTCTTGCTTACCCTTACGTTTTAATGTTGTCTCTATTAATCCAACAGAACCAAAACTGAACTTCAGACGATGAATAATTAAAGAGGATCTGTTATCTGCTCTTGTCTTTTCTCCTTGTTGTTGCGTTGGATAGATAGTTGGTATCTCAACTTCCCATTCATATAAATATCCGAGGATTAGATTGGAACCAGTCCAGTCACCATCAATTTCTACGTTTGATCCATTGATAGAAGCAGTGCTATATCGACCAATATTATTTCCAGTAACGTTTACATAGACTGCTAATTGATTACTGCTATTGAATCCAGTTGGTTTTGTGAAGGATGTCTTATTAGTAGTTGCACTATAAGAAAGAGACCCTGAGGTAATTAACTTATTGCAATCGAGATGCACCTTGTAATCGTCTGGTGCTGTTCCAACAATCGTCGTATCATCCTGTTTACGAACGTCATATGCTTCTAAGGTGTAGTTCGATCCATTCTTGATAACTGTGTAATACACGTCATCCATGATTGTGTGATAAACCAAATTCCCTGGTATTTCCCATCTAAACCAAGAGGATTGGACTCGTCTTTCACCTGTATTGAAGAATCGATATCCCCATATCTCATTCTTATTTTCTGAACCAAACAAGACAACAGTGTTCTCTTTAGAAGAGGCAACCATTGTTAGATCAATCGGTAAAAGTTTAGATACAACTTTGCTTTGTTCTAATACCGTTGGTTCTCCTTCTCTTCTGACATCTGCCATCTCAAAGAATCTGGCATTTTGACCTGTGCTATTGATAAATCCAGAAGTGACACCAAGCGAAAATGGTTTGGTTTTATGGTTGAAGTTATAAGCAGATAGATAGTTGATCTTTGCCGTTGAAGGTGTGAATGCATCACTATCAGTTGTCAGCATAAATTGCTGATTTGAACTGAATATAAGTAGACCACTATTGACCTCTATACCGTCATACAGAGTGGTAGGAAAAGTTGAACTTGACTGAAGATCAACTGGGTCATCACTGCTCACTGCCATTGCTGTTTTAGACCAGAAATTAAAGAAGTCATTAGTCCTAGAAAGAATGGCGTTCTCTTCACTGAGGATGCAAAGACGGTTTCTAAAGAAAAGTAGTTTATTGATCTTGTATCCAACGAAGGTGGGTTTAGGGTTCGTATTGTCATCACCAACATCACGTTCTTGCCACGTTGGTTTCTGAACTAGGAATCGTCCATTTGAGTAACTACCACTTGGGAGTTCTCGTACAAGTTTGATTGGAAGAGTGTCATCATCGAACTCAATTTCTAAATTGGGTTGAGGACATTCCTCCCATACACCTACACCAAAGCGATCTGAAGAAGGAGTACCAGAGACATTATCGACCTTGAATTTAAGATAGAAATCATCATCCTCTTCTCCACTATTCACAACTTTGACAACGAAATCATGTCGACAACTTGTCGGTAGTTCTGCAATATTGTTTGCCTCAGAAGTAGTGATGTTCATCAACTGAGGTTCAGGTGTTGTTACGTTAAATGTCGTACTTCTTTTCAGATGAAGGCAAGTACCAACGACTGTCGCAGTAATACCGTGACCAGAGATAGCATCCAACGATGCTTTCATATCACCAAGTATTCCTTCAGCAGTTACTGCTTCATCTGCAGTAGATGAAGTAGCAGCAGGTCTTACCCGTGCTAAACCTGCTCTGCATGTAATAGTGATGTGCTTTTTAACCTTGACTGTTGTGGTAGCACCCTTCTCACTTGTATATGCATGTGTATCATTAGTCGTCCAACCTTCTCCTCCAAATTGAAGTTTGGCAAAAGGTTGATAAGAGTCATCGTAAGCAGGATTATTAGTTCCTCCACTTTCTGCTACGGGTTGGCATCTAAGGTCCATCTCATAGCGAAGGTTAGTCTTACCACTAACTGTTCCTTGGTTTACGACCTCGCGACCCATTAGTGAACACTTACCATCATCGCTATAACCACTTGAAGGTGTGGTGATATCTTCATCAGCAGCAATTGCAGTTGCCCTAGTGAATGTCTGAGTTGTTGTATCAGTAGGTTCGTAGATATCTAATGCGTATTGCTTTCCATAGGAGATGGTTTTTAGTTCGATGATTGCTTCGTTAACTGCTGCAGGGGATTTATCAGAAGTCCCCGTTTTCATAGCAACAGTGGTATTCCTATTAGCAACGAAAGTACTTTCATTAACAGTTAGTGCTTGAAGTTCATCTGCATTGGTCCATCCACTTAAATACGTACAAGCATTAGTACCAGGAACACCTGAGTAATCAAGTGGAATAACAGCACCATCACTTGTTCTCCATATTTGAATAACACCTGATGTATTGACGTTTCCTATGTATTGGTTCTC